TGGTAATTTAGTCCTCGGTCCGGACGCACACTCATTGTCGTGCGCCCTGGAAGTCCCCTTTTGCAACATTCAAGACACCCCACGGTTTTCTTTAATATACACGATGAACGCTACTGAGCTCGGAGCTCACGTTTCTCATGTTGTTGGAGACCGTGCCGTTTGGTGGATGAGCGTGGATGGAAAGACTATGGATGCGTCTGTAGCCTATGAGTGGAAAACTCGCCACGCCAGGTTGTACAAGCATGCTGGTTTCAGCAATGACGCCCAAACGTGGGTCGATAATACTTTGATTCTCAATTTCAAGACCAAAAAGGGATTGAAAGGAACAAACTATGACGGCTTTGCGACTGGACGCCAGGACACTACTTTGAACCACGTTTTATTATTCCGCCAGTCTGTCGAGGATTTTGAATTCCCTGGCTGGTGGCACGTGTTCAACAAGAGCGACGACAACTTGATTGTTGTTGATCAGAGCATAGACCGATATGCTTTTCGCTCAGCATTTCACGCACACATGTACGAACGAGGTATTGATACCTCGTGGCAAATCACGGAGTATCCGTACGCATCTGAATTTCTTTCAAATCGATTCATGATCAATTTCGGACTTTTGTTCCCGATTCCAAAACTTGGTCGCATGCTTAGTAAATTGTTTTACTCTGCTCATCCGACCAAGATAAAATCTCCCCTTCACCACGCAAAAACTGTTGCGTATGGCATGCGCCACTTGGAAGGGGTCCCACTTGTGGGGCCGATCCTAACTAGGACGTTGCAGATTTTGGATTGGGTTCATTTGGATGAAAAAGATCCGTTTTTCGATAATGAGAAATATAAGATCCTACGGCCAACAACCCCAATTGTTTGGGAGTATGACTCTTTGGTTAAGCAGTACTGTCAATTGTACGGTCTTACAGAACAAGACATTCTTGAAATGCATTCTGAAATCTGGTCTGCTCAGACTCTCCCCTTCGGCCTTGTGCATCCTGGCTGGAATCGAGTGATCACTATCGACCTTGGGATGTGGCACAGTCCCATAATTGAGCATTTCGAGCCTGCATCAATTGATCCAGATACGTTACCTGTCTTCGACAACCAAGTTGGGTTTGGTCAAGAAGACGATCCGTTTTGGTTGATGAAGGTTCTCGTGG